TAACATTACTGACAGCATCTCGTGTCTCAGCTGCAGCATACATATGTCTGTTTACTCCTGAAACAATATCAGCCTGAGCTTGAATAGTTTCTAAAACAGCATTAAGGGAAGCTATAGTATTACCATCAACGCCTCCTTTAAAATCTCCGTAATGAGAGAACAAACTAGCTCCATCTTCAGTTGGGTCAATTAATTCAATACCTTGTTTTTTAAGTGCTACAAATTTGAGTAATCTTTCCATAAAATCACCGCCAAGCACTTTTGGTATACCAGCAAGATTCACTCTAGAACCATCTACTCCCGAGTTCGCTATTAAATTATCTCTGAAAAATTGTATAATGTCATAAGAGTCTTGCAAGTCTTTTAAATTCCAAGCCATAGACTGAGAAATACCATTTCTATCATTGTAGGCTACCCCATTTATAGACAAAGTTGCCTTCCAAGGGGTGCTAGTACTTCGAGAAACATGTTTTACTTTTCCACAATTTAAATATGTATGGTCAGCAAGCCTTATTGTGTTATAAACGTCCCATCGGTATTTTTTAGATTTTGGAGTGCCTGAGCCCGGGTTGCTCCCATAAAAGTCTCTAGACAATTTTGTTGACTTTGTATCTTCAACTTGTGATAAATTGTATTTTTCCTCTTCTGTTAAATCTACTTCATTGTTGGCAAGCCATTCTGTATAATAAACTGTAATGTAATCTAAAGCATTACCTGTTACATGAGTAGTATTATTGTTATCTCTAGTTCTATTTTTGTAAGCTATTTCTCTTGGAGATCGTATTATATTTGATCTACCACCTATTCCAAAAGAACCAAAAACGTTTTTCTTATCAACGTCATTCATTAAGTGACCAAACTCATTTAAAACTTCTTCAGAACGCATATAACGCCTATGAACCACTGCAGTTACATGAGGTTCGTGACCTGTACTCATAAATTGATGATCTGTATTTTTACTAAAGAATACATCTTCAGGTTTACAAATAGTAAATACAGGATCAGCCCCTAAATAAGGTATAGCTGTTCTGTAATAAGCCTCACCCGTTATAAGTAAGTCTAAAAAGTATTGTTTTATTTTTTGTTTTAAATCAATTGTAATATCCTGCTCAAAAAACTTTACTAAAGATTGAGCTGCGATTTCAAAAGAAGATACAAAGTTTTCATTTACTAAACTTATTACCTCATCTATTTCTTTCTCTTCAACAGTTTTTAATTTAGCAGGTTGACCTTGATTTGCAGCCGCAACATTGTTGTTTATAGCTGACTTGTATTTATTTAGAATACGATCTAACTTTTCTTTTTTCTTTTGGGTCTCCATTTCACCTAAAGTATAGGCATCACCCACTGAAATAGAATAGGTCATAACTTCATCCAAAAGTATTCCAACTAAAACATCAATCCTAGTTTTTACTAGGGGTGTCATTTTTAAAGCTAAAGGGCTTTCTATACCAAAGTTATTTTCTAAATATTTATATTCTTCTGCATCTCTTATACCATCATAAAGATTTCGACATTTTCTTATTCTTGCCTTATCAAAGACAAGTTGGGATATGTGAAAGTCGGTCATTTTCTGTAAATACTCAAAAGAATTTTTTTCTTTTTCAGTATTATGAATGTCCTCTAGATTAAGATTTACAGCTTGTACGCTCATTTTTTATTAAATGTGGAAAAGTATGTCAAGACTATTTACCGTTTTTAAATGTTGTTCTTTGTTTCTAACAATATCACTTCCACAAAAAGGTTCAAAGTGTACTATAGTACCTACTTCATAATTTTCTGCATTTACACCGCACGAAATAACTTTACCTTTTTGAGTTAAGTTTTCTGTCGGGTCTTGAGTATTATCGTAAATTCCATCTTTAACTAAACTTTCATTAATTATTTCAACTAATATACGGTCGTTGGATGGTTTTATAGTTTCTGTATTCATATTGTTTGGGTCTGTTAATATAGCTACAATGTCGTAACCAGTTATAATTTTGGAAAAAGTGTTTGAGGTAGGAGCAATATATCCTGAGAATTGAGAAAAGAAAACATAATCGTTTAATTTTAATTCTGGACATTGTTCTTTATCTAAAACTTTTTCACCTACAGCTAGCACTTTACCAACATAGTATTCAACAGGTAAAACATCTGAATCCCCTATAATTTTTTTATCGTCAAAAATACCATCTTTAACTTTATCTAACTTAGTTATAGAAACTAGTAGATTTTGGTTTTTTGGTACTATTTGATTTACATCTATTCTATTCTTCATATTTACATATTTACATTAATCAAATAATATTAAAATTGATTGAAAATTAAAGGTAATTATTCATAAACTGCAACAGGGTGTTTTGGATCTGTCATATCATACCAACGCACGCCACCGTGAGTATTAAATGCCTCGTGCTCTAATATTTTTTTCATTTCATCCCCAGCAGTACTTTCTGAATCTGGTATAACTCCAAACTTTTTGTAGCCTGTATCAGGGTCAGTATAATAACCAAATAATTGTAAATTTTCACTTTCTCGCGTTGGAGGTTTGGCTACTTTACCCATTAAATCCTCATCAGACAATTCACATAACCCCATAGCAATAACCATATCAAATTTTGTACGGTTTTCTCTATCGTAATCTTGTAATTGTTCTAATAATTCTTTAAACCATATTTTATCGTAGGAATCATCTATATAGCTTTTTATTTTACTATCCATGTGATCTATTAAATAAGTACTAACTTGAGTACCTATTAGAGTAGAAGTTTTATCTGGATTAGCGCCTTGTAGAGCAATAGAAGGTCTCTTTTTTAATAAATGATAAAAACCCTTATCCCTAAACCAACTAACTATACCGATTTTTGTGTATTCTATATTGACTTCAGTGTTAAAATAGAAAGATAATTTTAAAGCATTATCCCAATCATCCCTTACGTCATTAGATCTTTTTGCATATCTTGCTACATAAATATTTGAAGTGTGTTTGAAATAACCTTTGTCTACTACTCTCTTTTTAACGAGCATAGCTAATTCAGAACCTTTAATATTATTTGTAGCGTAAGAAGAATCGCCGGAACCTTGATCAATACTATCACAACCTGAAACATATAAGTTTTTCATTGGTTGTCTTTCTTCTTCAGGAATATCCTGTTGCAGCCAATGTGGATGCTCTAGAATTTCAATATCCCCATCAATTGGAGCTGAATCCCACTCAATTCCAACAATTTTACCATTTTCACCTAATTTCCATTTTAAAAATCCTTTACCAGGTTTTGGGGCATTAGAATCAAAATCTATTCTAGTTCTTTGAGTAGCTATTTTGTCTTGGTTAAAATTATTAACCCCTCGACGCATAAATACTTCTTTAATAGTTTTAGGAAACTCTTGTAAAAGACCCATATAAGACACAGGATCATTTTGAGCGTCTGATCTTTCTGAATCAACTTCAGCAGTGGCCTTTGAAATATCAGGGCAACCAGTCTTTTCCCAAGTACCAGATCTTTTAAAATGTGTGGGTATAAAAGTACCTGTGCCTGAGGGTTCCCCTTTGTTGTTTAAAACTTGACCCTCTGGCCAATCATAAGTTGGTAAAATATTGTGGGCTTGTGGGTTTAAAAATATATCTTCACACTCATCATTTTCTACAGTACCCCCTGTACCCGTGTACATAACAACGCATTTCTTTATTGAACCACCAACTAGCCAAGAACCTCTTGATTCTCGCATACAAGATCTAAGGTTTCCCATTTGTTTAGACGGTGGAAATGCAGCAAATTCTTCTATTAATTGCTTTGTAGGTCTCTTACCCCTCGTTTTACCTGAGTTTCTACCATAAACAATCTTTTCAAATTTAGAAAGATAACCTCTATCTTCAACCGTACCGTCGGGTAATTCTATAACTTCACCTGAATATTTCATTGAAGCAGAATCAATAATTCGTTTATGTTTTAAAGCTCTGTGCTTTGATTCTACTGCACTTAAACATTCTTCAATTTTTCTCCAAGCTTCATTTGTAGTTTCTTCATTTGTAGAAGATACAATATTCCAAGAATTAGGTAATATTCTGTATTCTCTATCCATCACATTACCAACAATATATGACTTGCCTATGCCTCTACCCCCCATCAGCATGAAGTCTTTTCTTAACTTTTCACACTTCCAAAGTAGATCAAAAATGTATCTGTCAATAGTACAATAGCTAGCATGACCCGGCTCAAAAGTTTCAGTTGGATTACCAGCTTTATCTAACAAGTACACAGGGAAAACAAATATGTTTAACCAATATATCATGTAAGGATTCCAATATTCACCGTCTACCCAAACACCCTCAAACGCAAATTCAACTAAATTTGAATACCAATTTTCCATATCCAAACTATCAGGGTGATAATCTGGTATATTTCTCCACATCATAAGTTCTTTAGGAACGGGCCTGTAAACTAAGTAATCTCTTAAAACTACCTCTTCTCTACCTGTAGGTACACCTACCAACTTAGTTTTAGTGTTAGTGACATCGAATTCACCATTGAAAATTTTACCCTCTTCTTTCCTTAGGAAGTCAAGTTTAAAACGATCGTAATCATTTTTTACATTTTCTAATAAAGGGAGTAAGTCTATATTTTTTACAACTTTAAGATTCATGTCGTCTGAATACCCCTCTCTCAATTAGTGAAGAACCCTTACCACTCCTAACTCGACCTGTGTTTTCTATTTTTTTAGCTGTTTCCATAGATCTAAGTTTGTAACCGGAGAGATCTGTGAGCTGTTTAGAGAAATCTGATATGATGGTATTATTTGACACATATTTGTCGATAGATTGCGTCTCTGCAGCACAGGTGTTACAAAAACTAGGCTTGTACACAGCGTGAATTTCAGGGGCGGTTTTATCTAGTAAACTTCTAATTTCGTCAATTTTGTGATCAAAAGACAAAGTAGCTCTTTCTAAAGCAGTCTCGTTGAAGAAGTTATAGGCATCTATGGCGGCGTCTACCAGCTTTTGTTCTAGCTTAGTGAAAGACTTTTCTCCCTTTTGGTTTGGGAACGCACGCCTCCTAGCCTGAGGTTCTTTGTTTCTATAATCTATATCCTTCATCGGGTTGGCGTCAGTTAAGTCACAACAGAAAAAAATATAGAGTAAAAGTTGATTGGCTAGGTCTTTGTCTTTTTTCTTTTTCCCATAGTCTATAATATCTGTAAACTCAGATATCATAACTAAAGAAGGATCAAGTAAGACCCTTTCATTTAAAACAGTAAATTTTAACATATTATTATATTAACATTATATTAAATATATTATATTAATATATATTTAATTTAGTATAGATATAATATATTATTTAATATTAGTATAAATATAATATATATATTAATATTAGTATATTAATAATAGTTATAATTAAATATTATATATAATATATTAAATAACCCTTGTTAATTTTAGTTATAAAAAAATTTAAAACAAGGGTACTTTGATTAATAATTAATTTTTTCTAGATCTTTTGTACTAAACAACTCTTCTTGATAGCATAAGTCATCACTAAACCAGTAACATAAGACCCCTAGTAGTTGAGAGTTATCTTCAGATAATTTTCGAGTCTTATTTATTTTTTTAACTACCATTACAGGTTTTGGGCTTATAGAATGTTTTACAACTACTAACTCACCCGGTTTAAAATATATTTTTTCATCCATAATTATTATTTCAGAATAAAATAGTAAAAATAATTCGATTTATATGGATACTACTTGGCAAGATGAATGGGATTTGGACAATATTCAACAGTACAATATTCAGTTTGTACGTAAATAAATCTTAAATATTTATTATTTAAATAATTAAAATTATTATCATTATCAGGAAGTGCAATTAGATCTGTATTAAAGTAAATATTGCAATCAAAATATTTTTTGTTTAGAGCCTTAACAAATAACCCGTTATTATCACTGTCGCTAACAAACATTAAAGTTATCACAGTGTCTGCATGGTAACTGTCTATAATTGATTGAGAATAAACATTTAAAGATAAAATTAAAAATAAAAATGTAATCATGTTTTTCATGCCAAAAATATAGCAAAAACATTTTGAATCTATAAGGAGAATCGAACTCCTGAACCTACTTTTGCAGAATAGTACCTTACCATTTGGTTATATAGATTTGCACTTAAGGTTGGAGTCGAACCAACAAAGTCAAAAGACACAGTTTTGGAGACCGTTTTACTCACCAATGCGCTTAAGTGTCTAGTAGGTAGTACGAGACTCGAACTCGTAAAGTCTAGATCCTAAATCTAGTGTGTATTCCAATTCCACCAACTACCTGTAAATGTAACCCCAACCAGATTCGAACTGGCGTTTCTCACGTGAAAGGCGAGTGTCCTAGACCGCATAGACGATAGGGCTATAAATATAAAAACCCCTAGAAATTAATCTAAGGGTTTAAAATAATATTTTTTATGTTATTAAATATTAAAAATTATCCATTAGATTACCCTTAAAGTTTTCTTCTAGCCAAAGACATTCTAATGTGTATAATTTTTTCATATAACACAAATATAAAAATTTATTTCGTAAAATTAAAGTAGCGAGTATAAGATTCGAACTTATGATCTTTTCCGTATCAGAGAAATGCTTTACCCCTAAGCTAACTCACTATTATATAGGATTACGTATGTAGTAGAACTTTAATCAACTTACTAGTTCAGAAATTGCATCTGATTGCTACGCACGGTTCCTATTAATAATTTGAGCTTTCATCGGGAATCGAACCCGCTTCCGTTCTTTACAAGAGAACACTTCATCCGTTAAAAGTTTTGAAAGCTTATAAGCAGAAAGAAAAGGAATCGAACCCTATACCAGAACAGTACCAGTCGCTTAGCAAGCGGTGCTCATTACCAAATGAGATTTCTTTCTATGGCAGAAGAGTGAGGTATCGATCCCCATACGTTAGTACCACTAATTTTCAAGATTAGGTCAAGCGCCAGCTTAATTACTCTTCTATTTTGCTCTGAGAGAAGGACTCGAACCTTCTATCCTCGGCTTAACAGGCCGTCGCTATATACCACTTAAGCTTCCTCAGAATTTTGCAGTGCCGACGGGATTCGAACCCGCAATCTCCACCGTGACAGGGTGGTGTCATACGCCAATATGCTGCGACATTATTATTTGAGCAAGATGTCGGATTCGAACCGCGTCCCCTGATTGGAAGTCAAGTGCTTTAAGCCACTAAGCTACATCTCGCTGGTAGTATGCCTTTTATACAGTGCTGCTCTACAGCTCTGTTTTGTTTTGTGGGCCTTGCTGGTTATGATCCAACTACCGCCTAGTTATGAGCTAGGTACTCTACCGATTGAGTTAAAGGCCCAGTTTATTTCGTATTTATCTTTCATAATTTTCTATTTTGTACCCTGTAGGGGCTCTAGCTATAGTAACTAAACTCTTTAATAACTCTTTGTTTTTGTTCAGGGTAATCAAATGTATTGAATTCATCCTTATGCTCAGTTAGAATCAAAAAACTTTCCCCCTCGTCGAAAGCCGCAATAAAGCCTAAAGCTAAAATGAAAAAATAATAACCTTCGTGTAAATCCAGGCCATTATTTATTAGTAACTCCAGCTGACTCTTGCTCATTAAATCACCAACGTAAACATCATTTACTTCAGAATCCACCCATTTATTTACTCTATCCAATCTAAGCTCTTTGCCTGATTTGGTTATTATTCTACAATTCGTGCTCATATTACAATCTTTTATTATAACTAATTCTAGTACTATTTTTATTTCTTGCCCTATATGTATCAGTTTGAGAGTGGCAGTTAGGACATAAACACCTCAAGTTACTCTCCTTGTTGCATTTAGAATCCCCGTTTATGTGATCCAACTCTAAAGTTAGGGCCTCTCCCTGCCAACTATTATTGGTACCACACTTCAAACATTTATTACTCTGCTTATCTAATACATAACGTTTAATATGTGTAGAAGTACCATTTGTTCCACTACACCCGTTCTCTTCTCCTTTTAACCATCTCTCTATATACGCTGCATGACTATAATTATTCTGGCACTCTGTTGTGCAAAATGATTTATTATATTTCTCTACGTAAGAGGGTTGCCTTTCTATTTCTAGCTCACAGCCAGAGCATTTTATTTTATTCCTACCTCTCTTAGCCCCATTATATATACTAGAGCAACTGATTGTGCAGAAATGCTTGCCATTCTTACTTATAAGAACTTCTCCTACCCTTTTGTCAAAGGTTTTATTACAATTACTACATTCAACTCTAGAATACCCTTTTGACCTCCTGAATTCTTTATGGCAAGCTGGGGAACAAAAGGACTTTCCCTTAGTTTGGTAATCTACACCACAGTTTTTACATATTTTCTTCATATTAAATTATAACAAATTTTTGACAAACTACCAAGGGAACCAGACTAAAAAATCAATTGAGACCCCACTGAGAGTCGAACTCAGATCGATTGGGTAGAAACCAAAGGCTTTTCCTTTTAAGCTATGGGGCCTTACATTTTATTACTTAACGTAAAAAGCCCCGAACTGTGTAGTCCGGGGCTTCATTGTATGTTGTGTTGTATGTTTTAAAATTTACAGCATATTACAGTTTAAGCCTCGGACAGATCTCGAATCGACCTTACCCGTGTTATTAATTCCTGTATTTATACTAATGTTTTTCATCTTGTGTTAATAATAATTAAATTATTTTAAAAAGGAAGGTTAAATTAAAATTTATTTTTGTTTAACATCATATTATATTGTTCTTGTGTAAGCTCTTGTCTACCTTGCCCCCTACCCGCATTGTAATAACCGTACCGGTCTGTGGAACCTGAGGTGTACTTTTGCAGATCTTGCAAGCCTAATGGTCTTCTAACCTTTGATTTTGTGAAAGATTTAGTCTGCTGTACTGGAGTTGGAGTTATAGCTTGACCTTCATTATAAGCCGACCATGCAGCTATAGATTTTGGCCCCCAAATCCCATCAATATTACCGTCATAAAAACCCATTTTCTTCAACTCTGTTTGCTTTGCGATAGTGTTTGGATCTGAATAAGCAGCTGCGCCTGTGTTAATCTGTTCTGGTGTTAAACTTACTTTTTTAACCGGGTTTGTGTATTTAAAATCTGATCTGTTCTCAACTCTTGGTTGGAAAGAAGACCCACTTTGATATTTTCTAATAATGCCCATAATAAAATTATACAAAAATATTTTGTAATCTTCATGTAAGTTATCCGACTAGGGTTCGAACCTAGAATCTTTAGTTTCAAAAACTAATGTACTGCCATTATACCATCGGATAATAAGTGTGAAAGCCAGGTATCGAACCTGAATCCTTAGATCTTCAATCTAGTGCATAGACCATCTTTGCTACTTTCACATAAACGGTTTTAAGATTTACCGTAAACTAATGACAACCAGATGGAAATCGAATCCACAAAAACTTGATTCACAGTCAAGCCCGACAAACCAATATTCGGCTCTGGAGGAGTGGGAAAAGGAGGACTCGAACCTCTCCCGTGAAGACTAGATTTACAGTCTAGCTGCTATATCCAAGATAGCTTTCTCAACCCATAACACATTTTAAAGTTGTGTAACTTATTGTGGACACATACGAGCTTCGAACTCGTGATTCAAGGTTGCAAACCTAGTGTGATCGCCAGCTTCACCAATGGCCCATTTGACGCAGGAGTGGGATTCGAACCCACGACTTCTAGCTTATGAGGCTAGCGAGCTGACCACTGCTCTATCCTGCATTATGTATAGTAGGCTGGATTCGAACCAGCGTGATCCTAGATCCAAACTAGGCTAGATAAACCGCTCCTATACTACTATATTAAAATAAAAAACCCAAACTCAGTTAAGAATTTGGGTTAGTTTAAAATTTATTTTTACACAAATTTACACATCAAATTCTTTTCGAAAGCTAAAGGCCATCGGATGAAAATAAAATGCGTTATGTTGTATTGTGTTCATTGAAGTTTTCTTGATTTCTACAAGTATAAAAAAATTAATTTAAATTTTAAGGCGAGTTTTAATTTTTCACCCACCCAACCACCCTTTGTATGAGCGGCCTTGCCGTTAAATTTTTAAACTGTTGCTGCAATTATATTTTCTTATTTTAATTGAAAATAATCTAAGGATAAGACTTTTTATTTTTTCCATTTATCCATTATATTTTCTTCAGGGGGTATATTTCTTAAACCTCTATTTGTTACCCTGTTAAACTTACTAATTATTTTTTCTTCAGGAAATATAGGTGTTGTAGAGGGTCTTTTTTCGTTTGCTGCTAAATAAGAATTAAACTCTTCTATATCATCATGTTCCCAATCTAAGTTTTCAGGCATTTGCGTTTTTGTTTTTGTTGTTTTTTCATTTTTTTATACATCTTAAAAGCAACTTTTTTAGCTTTCTCTAAATTACCGTTATTTATCACTCTAAGTAAATAAGCGTCAGACAAGTCTGTAAAATAATAGTAGTCAGAGTGTTCAGACCTTAATATTATTTCTTCGCTTTTATTACATTTTTCTAAAAACTTGTTGAAATACTCTAAATCCTTTAATAAACTATCATCCTTAAATCTTTCAGCGTAAACTAGTGTCTTATCTTTTAAATCATTTAATCTTGATAATTTTTTTGTTTTCATATTTACTATTAAATAACGTTTTTATTTACGTGTGTATATTGTAATAATAAATATAAATATACATATATAGAAGTTAAATAGTAAATTTATAAAAGTACCCCCTACCTTATTCTCAGGGGTTTTGGTTTTGTAAAAGAAAAATTGAAATTTAAATATTGTGGTTTTATTTTAGTATAGAAGATAATATTGTGATTTTTTATGTGAGATATGGGTTTGGGTTTGGGCTAGTTAATGGTAGAGTTTAATGGTAAAGTTGTAAAAATGGGTAATAGACAGAGGGTGGTGGGCTTATCTTCCCTTAGCCCCGGCTTGTTTCTTGCGGGTTTTCGGTTTGCTTTCCGGCCTTTCGTTTTCGTTTGGTTGGCTTTGCTTTCCGTGGTGGTTGGCTTGCTTTCTGGGTTTGCTTTTTTGCCCTCTTGGTTTGTGGTCTTCCTGTTTGCCTTGCTTCGTTCTTGCCCTGCTTCCCTGTGTGGTTGTTGGTTTTGCCTTGCCTGCGTTGTTGTGGGCTGGGTGGCGTTTTTGCCGTTTGTTTGCGTGTGTCGGTGTGTGCGCCCTTGCTTTGTGTTGGGCCGGCGGGTCGTGTGATATGTGTCACACCTGATGATGACTGTTAAGTCGAAACCCGTCAGTTAATTAAAAGTTTGCTACTTTACAGCTAAAAATTATGAAAAAATTATCAGAATACACTATGTTTACTAAACTTCATGGAAGAGGCGTAGAAATAGACAAAGACTTTATGCAAATGATTGTGAAAGAAGGTAATACAGAAGGGCTTATAAAGTTCTCTGCTAAATATGGCAGACCTTTTTGTGACTTAATGTTTAATAATTTCTTTGCTCCTGTACTGCAAGAACGCGGGGTAGGGATGAATAACAATCTTTCACTTGAAGAATTTAAATCACTTGGAGAAACACTAGCAAATAAGAGGGCACTATTTGTCGCCGCTTTTATAGATTAAGTTTAATTTTCCTTACCGGTCTGGCTTTGTGTTGGGCCGGTGGTTGTGCACTGTGTAGTGTGCCTGAAGATTCCAAAAGGATGAAACCAGTAACTAACAGGTGATGGCTTACCATCGAAAAATTATGTTGAATTTAGTAGTTAAACCAGTATTCTTTGCTGAAAGTTTTGATCAGTACAAGAAGATTATGAACCGTGATAATTCCTACGGTTTATACA